GTGACAAGAACAACACGTCTGTACCAGTGTACTGCACAGTGTCCCTGTTGACGCAACCAATGCCTGCTACGGTATCTGACAAAGTCATAGAAGCAGGAGAAGTAGCACCGTCGTACACAATGATGCTATGCTTACCAAAAATAATCAACAGTCCGTTGTGTGCTGCTAAAGCTACAATCTCGTCGTAACCGTCAGGCCACACCTTAGACACATCAATGTTTCCGCTAGATCCACCTGACCATGCAACACCGTCTAACAGATCAGACCAATAGATAGTAGACTTGTTAGTACTAAAGTCCGCAGTCCATAAACGTCCATACGCCGCTAACACCTCATGACCGTACATAGTACTAGCAACGCCAGTAGCATGAGTGTGTGTTGACATCTTCTCTACAACACCAGCATGGTTAGAGTAAACCAAAGGCTCGTAACCACGTTGGAAGAAAAACAAGTGGTCGTTAAAGTTTACAATCTTCCAGTCGTTAGCGCTGATTGTATAACTACCGGGAGTCTCATCTGCCAGTGTAGTTGTGCCACTCATAATCTTGTTGTTACCAACAGAGAATATCTTGGTGTTTCCTGCGTTGTCCTTGTACTCTTTGATAGACCGTAACGAGTCAGTGCCCAGTACAGTCTTGTTTGTTGTTACAACAGTGTGGCCTTTACGTGCAGCAATACGACCACGTTTGTCAATCACGGCGTTGTCTGCAATTTCTGCAAACGACGGGTCTTGAGCCAACGGCGAGTCTTCGGTGTTAACACCTTTGAACGCTGGAGCTACAAGATTGATACTTTGCAGTTGTTGAGCCATATCAAATAGTCCTAAATACCATCTCTTCAGGGTGCTTTGCTGCGTCTATAGCAATAGCGTCAGACAAAAACTTATCAGCAATCTGGAAGTACTCAGCAACAGAAGTACCCCCAGTTTCGCCTCGCTCTCGTGCAAGCAACGCTACAGCAAGGTGAACAACAGGCATTGCAGGAACAAGCAACGAATCATCATTAGCTGAAAGATCTGCTTGTCTTTTTACGACATCAAACCTCAAGCTGTACACAGCATCAGGAGTTGGTCCTACAAGAACTTCTGTATCACCGCTAGAGTCTAGACCGTTGTACGTGTAGTACCGTGGTGCGCCTTCTGCAGCATCAACCAAGTACAGCTGTTCGTTGAACCAGTCTTTTGTCTGATAACCCATAAAACAATTTTCAGTGTCGTTAAGTACTGACATTACTTTTACGTTGTCACTACCACCAGTAAGTGAGTAGCTGTTGTCTGATGCAGTAGTACTAATAACAATAGTATCTCGCAAGGCAGACCAATCAGAGGCTTCTTCTACCATTTTCTTTGCATCATTAATAAAATCACCTACCATCTTAACGTAGGTAGTACTAGTAACCGATGTCGTTTCTTCTTCTCGTAATCGACGTAGTACGCTATTCATTAGGTTAAGGTACGTCATACCAACATTCCTCGTCTGCGTGTCCGCATTAATAATTTTTGTGCTTCTTCGTTGTAATCTAAAGCTGGCGTTTTAATAGCAAGCTGCGGTGCTTCTCTAGGGCGGTACGTAATACCTTTCGTAAACTCTTTATAAGGCGCTCTAGCAGGCGCAGCACCTCCACCGAACATACCGCCGCCAGCTAACATAGTTAGTAAGTTACTAGTAGTAATTTGTTCCTGCAGTGCCTGCTGATCTTCACCGTACATTCTTTCAAAGTCAGCTTGACGTGTTAGTATTTCTTCACGTTGTTGTTCACCAAGCCCTAACCGAACATCCGTACTTTGTGCATATTGAGCAAACGCTTCGGACTGACTAATTTGTCCCTGTCGAAGTGCTTCAATATTTACATTAGTTCCTTCAAACAACTCCTCAACATTTTCATCCTGAGCTTGAAACTGAGCAAACATATCAGAGCTTAGTTGAGTAATGTCTGCGTTAGCGGCAATAAGAGCTTGCTGTAAATTTTGTCGTTGTTGTGTTGCCTCAGAAAAACCAAAACCAGTAAATGCCTGTAAGTCACTAATGTCTTGACTTAAGTTTTGTTGTACTGTATTTAAATTAAGACCAAGAGACGATAGCTGGTTTTCTAAGGCTCCTGTTTGTGAAGACATTTCCTGTAATATTGCTGCGTCACCGCCTGTGATTTCCGCTAACAATCTTGCTTCAGCTTCGTCCAACTCTACAGCTTGTCCTTGAGACTGGAGTTGTAGTGCGTTGTACAACCCCTGTTCAATTCTTAGTCTGTCTTGCTGTGCTTGAGAAAGACCCGTTGTTATTTGTTCTCCTAAACGGGCCTCTACATCAGTAATGTTAAAACCTAGATCGCTTAGTTGTTGTTGTAGTCCGCCTGTTTGAGTAGACAGTTCTTGTAATATTGCAGCATCGCCACCTGTAATTTCTGCGAGTAAACGTGCTTCTGATTCAGTAAGCGCCCTTAGTTGACCCTGCGCCTGTAAAGCTAAAGCATCTTGTAAACTCTGCTCAATTCTAATACGATCTTGTTCAGCTTGTGTCAGCTGTTGTCCTACAGTTTGTTCAAACTCGTCAAAACGCCCTGCTACATCTTCCTGTAAAGAGATAAGATCAGTACCAAGCATTTCTAGCTCACCACTGAGTCCACCTTCTACTGCCGCAAGAGACTGAATAAAAGAAGCCTCAAGTCCTGTAATGCCCGCTAGGAACTCTGCTTCTTGGTTGCTAAACTGGGTAGCAATACCGTTGATAGCGTCATCAAAGCGTTGATTAAGATCTTCAAAGCCAGCCTGTACATCAGCAGAAGTAGCAAAACCAAAACTGTCTACAATGCCACGTACGTCACCCTCTGACAGTCCTTCAGGAAACTCTATGTTAGCAATGGCCTCATTGACTATACCGCCAATATCTTCAAGTGATATACCTTCAGGCAAACCATCAAGAGCTTCTTGAATTAATTGACGTACTTCCTCAGTAGTAGCCCCTTCAGGAAACTGAATGTTAGCAATAGCTGTGTTTACTATGTCCTGTACGTTTTCAGCAGTGGCAAACCCAAAGCTGTCTACAATACTTCTAACGTCGTCTCCAGATAAACCTTCAGGAAACTCAATGTTAGCGATAGCTTCATTAACTACATTGCCTACGTCTTCAAGAGAAATACCCTCAGGTATACCGTCAATAGCCTCTTGAATTAACTGTCGTACTTCTTCTGCCGTTGCGCCTTCGGGTATAACAATATTAGAAACAGCGTTGTCAACTATTTCTCGTACTTGCTCAGGCGTAGCGTATCCGGCCTCTGCCAAGGCTTGTAACATACGATCTTCTGTAACAAACCCTGAGTTAGCCAGTGCGTTAGTAATGTCGTCTGGAGTAGCATAACCTGCTTCTGCTAACGCTTGTATTACCTGCTCCGGTGTAGCAAAGCCAGCACCTTCAATAGCCTGCTGTACCTGCTCTGGCGTAGCAACACCAGCCAACGCTTCTGTCAACTGCTCTTGTGTTAGGTAACCTGCATCGGCTAACTCTTGACGTATACGCTCAAAGTTCTGCTCTGACAGTGTAACGCCGTTAATTTCAAAGTACTCAGCAATGTCCTCCATTGTAGGCATTGCATCAAAATCAGGCAATGTCTCAACAAAGTTCTGAATGATCTCGTTGACTTGCTCTATTTGACCTGTGAACTCTTCGTCTATTTGTGCCAAAAAGTCAGCAAACAAACTTTCAATATCAGTTGGAGTAGGCTCTGGCTCTGGTTCGTCTGTAGGAGGCTCAGGTTCAGGCTCTGGTTGATCTGTAGGCGGTGGCTCTACAGGCGGTTCTGGCTCAGGCTCTACAGGCGGCTCTGGTTCTGGCTCAGGGTCTCTGTCATCCCTACTAGGATCTTCAATTGTACGAGGAATGTCGAAATAGTCGTCTAAAAAGTAGTTGTACCGTGACTCTTCATCCATCTCTTTCCAGTCACCGGGAAGTATTCCTCCTTCTTCTTCGTAACGCGCTACCAGATCTTCTATAGAGTACTGATAAATATCTTCTTCTAATGCATGAAACGACAGATCATCCAACAGTGACTGATACGTACCAGAGTTGATTGTCTCTAGTCCAGTGTTTTCTAGTTGCTCTCTGGTGTACTGACCGTTAAACTCAAAGTCAAAGTCTTCGCTTTCAGCTAACTGGAAGTACTCATCGCCCTCACTACTTACAAAGTAGTTGTCACCCCTGTTGGTAAACATAAGGGTAGGGTCTTGTTCTGTTACTATTTCTTCTTCTAATGGAGGAAATAATTCTTCTGTTGTTGCACCGCTTTGAATTAATGTGTTTCTAACTGCACTGTAAACATTAGGCAGATTTTCAATAAGAATACCGCCTAGTAAATCAGGCATCCAACTAGGCAACAAATCAGGATAAGAACCGGTAATAACTCCGGCAAGAACACCAGCGACACCTGTAGGATCTATTGTTGTTTCTGGTACAGGATTACCATCTTCATCTCTAACAATATTACCGTCTTCATCTGTTTCATAAATAATATTGCCGTCGTCGTCTGTTTTAGGTTTAGTAAATATATCCTTAATTGTGTTTGTAAGAACAGACCACTGGCCTTCTAGTTCACTAGACAATACTTCTGCTTCTTGTACAACAATAGCACCAATTTGACTTAAAACATCTCCTACAGACTCACCACTTTCTATAGCGTCTCCAATTTGACCAGCAATATCGTTTACTTTGTTTATTGCTTCTCCAACTGAAGGTAGAAAAATAACACCAGCAGTAGGCATCCAATTAGGTAAAGACACGCCGGGAATGTAAGGAACTATAGCATCTAAAATTTGCTCAAGACTTTCTCCACCCTCCCTCGCTTCTCCTTGTAAAATATCTTCAATATTTATAGTAACGCCAGCACCACCACGAATAACAGTGCGGTCACCTACTGTAGTAATAGGAGAAGTAGCCGCTGCACCAGCAAACTGCATACCGCCTTGTTCTATAAACAACTTGGTTAGTGCGCCGGGGTCTTCCATGTCCGCAAGTTCTTCAGGATTGTCAACCATTGTGTCAACAATCTCTTGCGCTCTGTCAAAAGACTCAGTTACTATTTGTGTAATAGCAGCGTCTAGTTGTTCTTGGGTAGTTATACCTCTGCCTTGTAAACGTGCTAAGACTTCTGCAGAAGTACCCTCAGGAACGCCCTGAGTACCGGCCATAATAGCCATAAGCATTTCAAAGACATCATCGGTGTTTACAAGCCTTCCATTAACATAAACATCGTTATCAGGATCAGTAGGTCTTTGGTCGTCACCCGGAGGTATCTCATTGTCAAAAGAAGCAGGAGTACCAGCATTAGGGTCAAAAGGACCAGACTCTCCGGGCAAAGTCTTAGTCTCTTTAGATCCTGTCAACATTCCTTTAGTAGGTCGTAATGCCATTTACTTTTCCCT